AGTAGATGTTGGTTTGTTAGTAGCTGTTCCAGATTATGGGCAGCGCAAGCGTTACTTGGAATGGTACAAAACCAAAATAGAGAAGAATTAAGGAGGGCTCTTACTATGTTTTACGTGAAAGAAAGATTGAATGATTCCATGGAGATATCTATTGAAATAACAGATGAGAATGTTTTTTGCCACTGCCTGATGTGTGGTGTTGAAGTGATGGTGGATATTGCAGAAATCCTAGGTGATGGTGAAAGTGATTTATTTGGTACTGCAATATATTGTAGCGAATGTAGTAAAAAAATTAGAGCCGGAGGTAGCTGTGATGAACATAAATAAATTCAATGCTGAAGGTTACTATGACCCTACTCCGCATGAAGCACTAACCAATATTGTAAAAAAGGAAAAGGCATCATTAAAACCTGCCTTTCGTCCTTTGGTATATATATGCGCCCCTTTTCACGGGTCTGTTAAGGAAAATGTATTAAAAGCCACTCAGTTTGCAGAATTTGCTTTCAAACGTGGATGTATCCCGCTGACCCCGCACCTTCTATTCCCTTTCATGGATGACAGTAATGAGAAAGAACGTGATCTTGCTATTTTTATGGACATCATCCTTATGGGCAAGTGCCAGGAAGTCTGGGTACTTGGTGATGTTATCTCAAAAGGCATGAGTATTGAAATAGAAAAGGCAAAGAAGCGTAGACAACCGGTCAGATATTTCAATAAGGATTTTGAGGAGGTAGAGGCTTTATGAAAAAAATAAAGGCAATACAGGCAAGATTTGAACATGGACAAAGACCTCGTTTGAAAGGAGGTTATTAAGTTGAGAAAACTAGCCATTGCCTATGGGAACAGCCGACAGGCAAAGAAGTGGGTCAACAAAGAAATCACATTTGATGCGCTAAAAGATAGATTGAAGACTCCAATCAGAACCACGGAATCAGCTGAAGAATATGCCAAGTTCAGTAAAGGTCAAAAGGATAATGCAAAAGACCATGGTGGCTTTGTTGCAGGTGTATTAAAAGGTGGTCGCAGAAAAACTGATACTGTGGAACTTCGATCAATGATTGCTTTAGATGGTGACAGAATTACTAAAGAATTTCTTGAAAACTATGAATCGAAAGCTGCATATACCTCTGTTCTTTATTCAACCCATAGTAGCACAGAAGAAAATCCACGGGTGCGTCTTATTTTTCCCCTAACAAGAGATGTAACCTCAGAGGAATTTGTAGCAGTTTCAAGATATTTAGCACAGATGCTTGGCATGGATTATTTCGATGAATGCTCCTATCTACCAAACCAGCTGATGTACTGGCCAAGCACTCCATCTAACGGAAAATTTGTATATAAGGAAGTAGACAAAACTTGGCTTAATCCAGATGATATTTTAATAGCCCATCCCGAATGGACTGATCCTACAAGACTTCCGACTTCATCTAGGGAGAGCAAGGCAAATACAGTTTCGCATGAGAAGGTACAGGACCCTCTTGAAAAGGAGGGTGTTGTGGGTCTTTTCAATAGAGTTTATTTCCCTGTTACAAAAGCAATCGATGAATTTTTATCAGACGTCTACGAGCCTACAGAAAATGAGGACCGCTACCATTTTATAGAGTCAAGCAGTATGGCCGGAGTTGAAATCAAAGAAGGTGGCAAGTTCGTGTATAGCCATCATGCCAAGGACCCGGCATACCTAAAATTATGCAATGCCTTTGACATCGTTCGTATCCATAAATTTGGTGATGAGGATGATAAGAAGTCCTTTAAGAATATGTGTGATTTTGCCATGAAAATTGATGAGGTAAAAGTGTTTGCTACCAATGAAAAACTTGCAGAAGCTGAAGTGGATTTCACTGACAGTGGAGATGATTGGAAGTCAAGACTTAGGTATCAGCCTAGATCAAGTTTACTGGAAAACAGCGTATACAACTTAAACCTTATTCTTAATCATGACCCCGATTTCAAGAACTTTGCATATAACGAGCTGTCGAACCGTATCCAGGTCACGGGATCACTACCATGGGAAAGACCAGAAGGTAACGTATTTTGGAGAGATGCCGACACAGCCCAGCTTAAGTCCATTATGGATATTCGCTACCTTCCGTTTTCAAGCAGAAACCACGATGTTGCATTTACCAAGGTTGCTGATGATAGAAGATTCCATCCTATAAGGGATTATCTTGATTCCCTTCCTGCTTGGGATGGAGTAAAGCGTGTAGAAGATATTTTTATCAAATATCTCCAGGCAGATGATACTGAGTATATACGCACAGTGACCAGAAAGACCTTTGCAGCGGCTGTTGCACGTATATATGTTCCTGGAATTAAGTTTGACTGTGTTCCTGTGCTTGATGGCGATCAGGGTATTGGGAAAAGCACCATCATTAAAGACCTTGTAACAGCAGAATTCTACTCTGAAACATTATCTCTTACGGATATGGATGATAAGTCTGGTGCTGAAAAACTGCAGGGATTCTGGGTGGTTGAAATCGGTGAACTTGCTGGAATGAAGAAAGCTGATATTGAAAAAGTAAAAGCGTTCCTCTCTACATCAGATGATAAATACAGACCGTCTTATGGCAGAGTTGTTGAAAGCCATCCCAGACAATGCATTGTCATTGCAACGGTAAATGGAGAGCGTGGATATTTACGTGACATCACAGGAAACCGCCGCTTTTGGATTATTAAGGTACATCAGAAAAAGCAGAAGAAGACCTGGAATTTTACTGAAGCATATAGGCAGCAGTTCTGGGCCGAAGCTAAAGAAATATGGAAATCGGGTGAAAAACTGTACCTCGAGGGTGATGTTTTAGAGGAGGCTGAAAAAGCACAGAAAGGTGCGATGGAGGCTGATGAGCGTGTTGGCATGGTTGAAGAATACCTAAATACTCTACTTCCAGATGATTGGGATAGTATGGACTTATTTGCCCGTAGGAATTACCTAAGCGGTAGCGAATTTGGTGGAGCCAAGCATACAGGTACTGTTGCACGAACATCTGTAAGCAATGCGGAAATTTGGTGTGAATGCTTTAATCGTAGTCTCCCAGAATTAAAGACTACCGACAGTTATCAGATTGCAGCACTTATGTCTCAGATTGCCGGTTGGGAACGAACCAGTAGTATTAAGCGTTTGCCGATTTATGGTAGGCAGCGATTATATCATTATGGTGGATAGGGAACACAAGAATGCGACACAACACAACTTTTTCCCTTATATTCAAAATGCTTTTTCTTAAAAGTAGATAGAAAATAACTGTGAGCGTATACGCGCGTTAGTAAATATAGGGGAATGGTTGTGATTTTGTGTTTCTTGTGTCAGATGGGAGGAAAAAATGACTGAAAAATATATAGAGAAAAAACTTGTAGCAGCAGTTAAAGACATGGGAGGTATTGCACTGAAATTTGTAAGTCCTGGAGTTGATGGTGTGCCAGACCGCATTGTACTACTTCCTATGGGGAAAATGGCATTTGTTGAATGTAAAGCAACGGGAAAAAAGATGCGTCCTATACAAGAAAAAAGAAAGAAACAACTGGAGGCATTAGGTTTTTCGGTTTATTGCTTGGACAGTGTATGGCAGATTGGAGGGATACTGTATGCCATTGAAAATCAAATGTGATTGGTGTGAAAAAGAAATTTTTCGATGTCAATCGCAAATTAAAAAACATAATTTTTGTAGCCGTAAGTGCTTGGCTGACTTTAGTAACAAAAATAAGAATCCTAATGGATACTCAAAATTGAAAAATTATGAATCGATGTCAAAAAACATGATTGAAATAAATAAGAAACTTAATCCTACAAGGATGACTAATGAAACAAGACAAAAGCTCAGAAATGCCCGTTTAAACTGTGGGAACGGAGTTACTTATTCAAAATACTACGGAGTACATGAACATCGAGTCGTTGCAGAAAAAATATTAGGGAGATCCCTCCGTATGGAAGAAGTTGTTCATCATATTGATGGAAACAAACGTAACAACGATGAGTGTAATTTGATTATTTTGCCCTCACAGTCAGAACACGCAAAACTACACATAAGGGATCGTGCATTTTGGGAAGGAGGTGATGCCAAATGAAGTTCATACCACATGATTATCAGCAGTATGCAATTGATTTTATTGAGAGCAAGCCAATATCTGCAATATTCCTTGATATGGGCTTAGGTTAGGAAAAACAGCAATTACTCTCACAGCATTGTTTGATTTATGCCTTGATAAATTCGAAATAAGAAAGGTCTTGGTCATTGCGCCACTTCGAGTAGCAAGGGATACTTGGCCTTCTGAAATTAAAAAGTGGGAGCATTTGAAAGGTCTATCCTATTCTGTAGCCGTTGGAACAGAAAAAGAAAGAATCGATGCTCTTATGACAAGATCAACAATGTATATCATCAATCGTGAAAATGTGGATTGGCTTGTTAACAAGAGTGGCATATCCTTTGATTTCGATATGGTGGTCATTGATGAGTTATCATCCTTTAAATCCTATGGAGCAAAGCGGTTCAAAAGTCTACTAAAAGTAAGGCCATCTGTTAATAGAATTGTAGGTCTTACAGGAACTCCATCGAGTAATGGCTTAATGGACTTATGGGCAGAGTTTCGCATTCTAGACTTAGGTCAAAGACTTGGCAGATATATCACTCACTACCGTAATACTTACTTCACTCCGGATAAACGTAATGCACAGGTTATATTTTCATATAAGCCATTACCTGGTGCTGAGGATAAAATTTATAAGCAGATATCTGATATTACGATTTCCATGAAATCCATAGACTATCTTAAAATGCCTGAATGCATCGTAAATGAAGTGTCTGTTTCTCTGAATGAAAAGGAATGGAACATATACTCTAAATTTAAAGATGAAATGGTCACGAAATTAGGTGATGAGGAGATTGATGCAGTCAATGCCGCAGTGCTTTCAGGAAAACTTCTACAGATGGCAAACGGTGCTGTCTATGATAGTGAAAACAAGACACATATCATCCATGACAAAAAACTTGATGCACTGGAAGATTTAATTGAAGGTGCAAACGGCAAACCTGTCCTTGTTGCATATTGGTTCAAACATGATTTAGAGAGAATTAGGAATAGATTTCCTGTAAGGCAAATAAAAGCATCGAAGGATATTGAAGATTGGAATGATGGTAATATCCCTATCGCTGTGATCCATCCAGCAAGTGCAGGACATGGTCTTAATCTTCAAAGTGGTGGTTCGACACTTATTTGGTTTGGACTCACCTGGTCATTGGAGTTATATCAGCAAACCAATGCCAGACTTTATAGGCAAGGTCAAAACGAGACGGTTATTATCCATCACATACTTACCAAAGGTACTATTGATGAAGATGTAATGACTGCTCTTACAAGAAAAGAAGAAACACAAGCCTCTCTTATTGATGCTGTAAAGGCAAAGTTGGAGGTGATGCGATGACCACACCTTATGAAAACTTATCCAATGCCATCATTTTAATGGCAGTTAAAGATTATAGGTCTGCGTTAAAGAAACTTAAAAAGCGCCCAAACTATGAGCCGGCTAAAATTATGAAAAACGAGGTGGAGAGGTTCTTCCGCTCTGATTGGTATAGAGAACTTACCTCTGTTGATGGGAACATCCTAATCAAAAAATTAAAATCGGAGGTAAGAGAGATATGAAAGTAAAGGAATATTTACACCAAGCTTACAGGCTTGATAAAAGAATACAATCAGACATCGAGGAAATGGAATCCTTAAGAGAAATGGCAACAAGTGTATCATCACCAAGTTGGGATGAAAAAGTTCAAACCTCACAAAATGCCGATGCCAAGTTTGTAAGGTGTTTGGAGCGGATTATGGATTTGGAAAGAAAAATAAACACGGAAGTAGATAATCTTGTAGCACTCAAGGAGCAGATAAGGCGTGTTATAAATGAAGTTGCAGACACAGATGAGCGCATGGTATTACGGTATCGGTATGTTCATAACCTAACTTGGGAGCAAATTGGCGATGAACTTAATGCCGATAGAACAACAGTCTACAGATGGCATAATGCAGCTCTTAACCATGTAACTCTTCCTAAAGATCCTATTAAAATATAGCTTGCACAACTTGCAACACTTTGCAACAAGATACCACTATTGCATTTGTGTTAGTATATAATCAGCAAAATAGAATATTTACCAAGCCTTGTGGGAATTCCTCGCAGGGCTTTTTCTATGCCCGGAAAGCGAGGTGAAATGATGCCCAAAAGACCAAAGCGACCGTGCAGTACCCCAGGTTGTCCTAACCTAACCGATGGAAGGTACTGTGAGGAACATAGAGTAGTAGAGCGCAGGCGCTACGATAAATTTGAACGTTCACCGGATGTCAATAAAAAGTACGGTAGGGCCTGGAAGAGAATCCGTGACAGATATGCTAGGGAACATCCTTTGTGTGAGATGTGCGAGAAAAATGGACGGCTTACCTCTGCTGAAGAAGTACATCACATCCTCCCCATTTCTTTAGGCGGTACGCATGACAAAAGTAATTTGATGTCTTTATGTAAGTCCTGCCACAACAAGATACATTTAGAACTTGGTGATAGACAAATTCGTAAGTGAGCCAGGGGCGGGTCAAATCTCTACACCTTTTATAGCGGACAACGGCCTGGGGTCTTGCGTGTAAAAATCAGAAATCAAAGGGGGTATTAAAGACTTTTAGAAAAGTGAGGTGGAAAAATGGCTAAGGACGGTACAGCAAGAGGTGGTCAGCGTGTTGGTGCAGGAAGAAGATCAAAGGCTCTAACAGATAAAATTGCTGATGGCAGATTAAACGGGGCTCAGGTACTGCCGGAGCCAGCAGAAATGGAAGGCACGGATGTTCCTCCAGTAAAAGATTATCTAAAGGCGGCTCAGAAAAACGGTAAAGACCTCTGTGCAGAAGATATTTATATAGAAACCTATAAATGGTTAAAAGATCGTAGCTGCGAAATGTTAGTAAACAACCAGCTGATCGAGCAATATGCCATGAGCGTTTCTCGTTGGATTCAATGCGAAGAGTGTATTTCAGAATATGGGTTTCTTGCAAAACATCCTACTACATCGGCAGCCATAGCATCACCGTATGTTGCTATGAGCCGTGAATACATGAAACAAGTAAATCAGTGTTGGTATCAGATTTACCAGATTGTAAAAGAAAACTGCTCTGTAGAGTTTGGTGGCAGAAGTCCACAAGATGATTTAATGGAGCGGTTACTATCTGCTAGGAAAGGAAAATGATAATGAAAAAATATAGAACTTGTGAAAGTGTATGTAAAGGTCATCCCGATAAATTGTGTGACCTAATCTCTGACAGCATCTTAGATGCGTGTTTGAGAAATGATAAATCCTCTCGTGTGGCCTGCGAGGTGATGGCAACCAAAGGACGTATCATTGTTGCCGGTGAGATTACCTGTTCAAAGAAAATTGATATCAAACGAGTAGTTCGTAATGT